TGGTGTACAAATTCATTAAAACAGAGACTCCTATCAAGTCGGACCCTACTGCATTGTGTGTTGCATTGACAAACAAAGAAAAGTACTGCCAGTCTCAAGAAATTGTTGGCACCCAGCTTCATGGGGCAATTGAAGACACCTTCCTCCTAGCGCTGCCATGGGGAAGGTCAGTCGTGGTACGTTGGGGAAAGTTGGTTGTTACTGTCCCAAAACGTATCGTGGCGGCAGCACGTATGGCAAGCGTGTACACTCCACGAACCCCGGAACAATTTGAAGTTGTGGTTCGTAAAGTAAAGGAAAGGGTCGAACGTGACGACACCATCGACGAATGTGAGAAACCAAACGTCGTGGTCGTTGCAGCGGCTCTGGGTTTCATCGACGACATGGACCGAGAGGTACAGTGTCTTGATGTAATCCAGAGCAAGGTGCGTATGATTGGATCACACCATTCAGGCGCCTTGAAATTTTCTTTAGGAGGGGTTAGTAGAACAACAGCAGCAATGACTGCTACCGGCTTGGCCGGCGGGGCGATGTATCGACCCCGTCTTGCCTACGGCATGGTGAAGTCCGTTGTTAGCAATGTGTTCTTTGGGCCATCTTCGTTGAAGGTAGCTCTTTGTGTAGCTATGGTATTGTCTGCAGCGGCTAATCCCGCTGTTAGATCTGGTACCATGCGCGCTTTGGGAGCTGTTCAACGTAGAGACAATGGATCCCTAGTTAGAGGAGGAGAGGTAGACTCTGTAGTTCTACCTTCTTACGAATCAGATAGGGCATTCATGGGCCCAGGTGTAGGTGCGAGTTTTCGTTACTCGTATGCTTGGAGGAAAATTCGGGAGAAAGGGGCACAATTGATCGGTGTTGGCATCGCATCATGCATCCCCGTGGTTTCTACTGATTCTCCAAACAACGAGGAAAGAGCTATTTTGCACCGGGCACTCAACACAAAAGGACGTGCTGTTCCTGGAGAATGGTTGAAAGTGGTTCCTTTGTTGGAAGACACGATCCCTACACGGGTTATCAGGTCAACAGCATTTGAAGTTTGGAACTCTAGATTCCCTCTCAATCGACAACGTAGTCAATTGAGAGCTTACGAAGAGTTTCAATCATGTCCCGACGTAGGCTCTGTGAAGAAGGCTTGTATACGCAAGGCGTTTATCAAGCGTGAGAAGTTGCTCAAATCATCACCATGTGGTGTAGACGACTTCGATCCCAGAGTCATTCAAGGAACCCATGACCTAGCAAATGTGTTGTTAGGCCCATGGATGTATTCTTTCGGGAAACACTTAGCCAGCATATGGAACAAGGGAGAAGACATAACCTATGCGTCCG